ACCGATGCCTGACGCCGTCCTGACCAGGAAGAAACCCGATCGGCGTGGCGGCTGGAGTCGTGCGGTACCCGTCCGTGACATGGGCGTCACGTCGGCGGCTGCCCCTTCAAAAGACCCGATCCAGTTCATAAATTCTCTGACTCACACCAAAGGCGCGTTCGCTGGGCAGACATTCAACCTGCGGCCCTGGCAGCGATCGATCGTAAAACGACTGTTCACCAAACGGCGTGACGGATTACGCCAATATCGGACCGCATTGGTCATGATGCCCAGGAAGTCGGGCAAAACCGAACTGGCCGCGGCCCTGGCGATCTACTTCCTACTGGCGGACGGCGAAACGGGCGCTGAAGTCTATTCCGCGGCGTCTGACCGTGACCAGGCGGGACTCGTGTTCGGTGTCGCGGCCCAGATGGTCCGGAACGATCCGGAACTGGACGCCCAGTGCTACATCGTCGAATCCCAGAAGCGAATTGTTCACCGGGACTCAGGGTCGATCTACCGGGCCATTTCAGCAGAGGCCTATTCGAAACACGGATTCAATGCGTCCGCTGTGATCTACGACGAACTACACTCCGCGCCCAGCCGCGACCTGTACGACGTCCTGTCGACGTCGACGGGCGCCCGCAAACAGCCGATGCTGCTGGCGATCAGCACAGCTGGGTACGACCGACATTCGATTCTCTGGGAACTGTATTCCCACGCGAAGAAAGTCCAGGAACGCCCGTCGCTGGACCCGTCGTTCCTGCCGATCATTTACGAAGCCCCACCAGACGCGGACTGGACCAGTCGGCGCGTTTGGAAGGCAGCGAATCCGGCCCTGGGCGACTTCCGGTCGCTGGAAGAAATGCAACAGGCCTGCGATCGGGCGAAACAGATTCCGGCCCAGGAAAACAATTTCAGAAGGTTGTACTTGAACCAGTGGACCGAACAGGACGCCCGCTGGTTGTCGCTCTCAGCCTGGGACGCCTGCCTGTCCGACCCAGACGACCTGACCGGCCGTCGTTGCTACGTCGGTATGGACCTGTCGACGACCACCGACCTGACGGCACTCGTGGCCGTCTTTCCTGACCCGAATTCGAACCAGTTCGACGTCCGCGCCCAGTTCTTTGCGCCCGCTGACCGGATTCGCGAACGGTCACGGCGCGACCATGTCCCATACGACGAATGGGCGCGACAGGGCATGCTCACGGCGACACCAGGCGCCGTCGTCGACTACGACGTTATACGCCGGACGCTGCAGGCCTGGGCGAAGCGGTACAAGGTCGACATGGTCGCGTTCGACCCGTGGAACGCGGCCGACGTCACGACGAAACTGCAGACCCAGGACGGCTTTACCTGCGTCAGCATGCGGCAGGGATTCGGCAGCCTGTCGGCGCCGACAAAGTCCCTCGAGCAAGCCGTCCTGTCGCGCCGTCTGCGCCACGACGGACACCCGCTCCTACGCTGGAACGTCGGCAACGTCGCGGTCGAAACCGACGCGTCCGGCAATTTGAAACCGTCAAAAGCGAAGTCGACCGAACGAATCGACGGCGTCGTCGCCCTGATCATGGCCGTCGACCTACTGGACCGGCAGGCGGCAGTCATCCAGCCGTCGTACAGCATGACGGTCGTATGATGGCCGGCCGACGTGGGCGCCCACCGATCGACGCGACTGACCCATCCGTCAGGGTCGCGTTCCGCCTGACGTCGAAGCAATACGACCTGGCCTATAAACGGGCGACCGCGGCCCGTCTGACCCTGTCGGAATATCTCCGCGCCGTCGTCGCGAAGGCATCACAGAAAAACCGGACACCTGCTCAGCAGTGATCCGCTTTTTCTTTCGCCGGTCTGACCTACCCTGTCACGCCTGTATGGTCCGCACAAATAGGACCAGGGCGCCCGCGGGCGGACGATTGTCCGGCCCATGGATCGCGCCTACAGCCTGCTGACGATCAAGTCGATCGACGCGCCGACACGCCGAATCCAGGGCATCGCGTCGACACCCGACGTCGACCGGGACGGCGACGTTCTGGACCCAGCCGGCGTCACGTTCCGAAACCCTGTCCCGCTGCTGCTCCATCACCGGCAGACCGAACCGATCGGCACGGCGTTTCTGACCGTCACACCTAACGGCATTGCGTTCGACGCGACCCTGCCGATCGTCGACGAAGCCGGCCCGCTCAGAACGCGGGTCGACGACGTCTGGCAGTCGGTCAAGGCCGGCGTCCTGTCGGGCGCGTCGATCGGATTCCGTATCCTGGCCGACGGCGTCAAACAGCTGGCACCTGGGCGCCGACACCTGACCCGTACCGAAATTTGCGAACTGTCCCTGGTCACGATTCCCAGCAATGCGAACGCGACGATTCGCCTGGTCAAATCCCTGTCGTCGCCTTTGGAGAACCGATCCATGACTGCTGCCGATCACGTTGCGAACCTGGAAACCAAACGCGCCACGATCGCCGGCCAAATGGCCGACGTCCTGACCGTCGCCGCGGACGCCGATCGGACGCTGACCGCGGACGAAGCGGCGACCCACGACGGCCTGTCGTTGTCCCTGAAGGCGGTCGACGCGGACCTGGCCCGCTGGAAGGCCCAGGAACAGGCGAATATCGCGTCCGCGGTCGCCGTCGTCCCGCGGCCCATGCCGGGATTCGCCGTGTCGGTCAAGTCGAACCTGCCGGCCGGTACCGCGTTCGTCCGTGCGGCCTGCGCGAAGTACGTGTGCAAGGGCGACAGCCGGCAGGCGATCGAATACGCCCAGGCTCGCTGGAAGGACACGCCCGAAGTGGCGCTGTACCTGAAGGCAGCTGCCACGGCCGGCACGACGACCGATCCACTCTGGGCCGGCCCGCTGGTCCAGCATCCGGTCGCAAACGACTTTATCGAACTGCTGCGGCCGGCCTTGTTCCTGGACAAGATCAAGGGTCTGAAGAAAGTCCCATTCAACACGTCCATGCCGGCCCAGACGGTCGGCGGTCAGTACGGCTGGGTCGGCGAAGGCGCGGTCAAGCCGGTCACGTCCCTCGGATTCGGCACGGTGTCGCTGGGCATGTCGAAGGTGGCCGGCATCGTCGTGATCACGAAGGAACTGGCCATGCTGTCGAATCCGGACGCCGAACGCGTCGTCCGGAACGACATGGTCAAGGGCATCGCCCAGTTCATCAATGGGCAGTTCATCGATCCAGCCGTCGCCGCGGTCGCGGGCGTCAATCCGGCATCGGTCACAAACGGCGCTCCTACGGCGCCCGCGACCGCTGACCCGCTCGCCGACATCATGGGACTGATCGCGTACTTTGTCGCGAACGACATTGCGATCGACGGTCTGACGTTCCTACTGAATCCTCAGAACGCGTTCGCCCTGTCGACGAAGACGAACGTTGACGGGTCGGAAACGTTCCCAGGAATGACCGTCAATGGCGGGACATTCAAGGGTATGCAGTTCATTGCCACCGACCTGGCCGGCACGAACCTGATCGGCCTGCAGCCGGGAAACATCCTGTATGCCCAGGATGGCGGCGTCGAAATTGACGTCAGTCAGGAAGCGTCTGTGGCTATGGACTCCGCCGCGCCGACGGCCCTGGTCAGCCTGTGGCAGACCAACCGGATCGGCATCCGTGCGGAGACATTCGCGAACTGGAACAAGATTCACCCGAACTCCGTTCGCTACCTGACGGGCGCCGTCTATCCCGTGTCCGCTGGTGGCGCGACCGTCCAGGCGGCAGCGTCGAAAAAGTAGGCCATGGGCGCGTTCGATTCGATTCGCGCGAATCTCCGCGCCGTGTTTCGTCCAGGCGCTACGCGGTCACAACCGCGTGGCGTCTGGACGCCGATCGTTCGCGAACCGAACCCAGGCGACTGGCAGAAAAATCTGGAACTGGTCCCGCCCGACGTCGCCCTGGCGAATCCGACCGTCTTTCGTTGCGTCAGCCTGATCGCGACCGACATCGGTAAGCTGCCGCTCAACCTGGTCCAGGTCGACGCGAACGGCGTCTGGCACGTCACGACGTCGCCCGCGTTCTCTCCCGTCCTGCGGCGTCCGAACGCGTATCAGACGATCGGTCAGTTCAAAGAACTCTGGATGTTCTCGAAGCTGCTGACCGGCAATACCTACGTCCTCAAGGCGCGGGACGATCGCGGCGTCGTCGTGCAGCTGCACGTCCTGGATCCGTCCCGCGTCAAAGTCCTGATCGCGCCTGACGGCGCCGTCTATTACGAACTGCAGACCATGGAACTGGCCGGCCTGCCAGACGGTCCGGTCGTCGTCCCGGCACGGCAGATCATCCATGACCGCTGGAATTGCGCCTACCATCCACTGGTCGGCCTGTCGCCGCTCTACGCCTGCGGTGGGGCCGCGGCCCAGGGCATCGCGATCCAGACGGCGTCCACGTCGTTCTTTTCAGGCGGCGGACAGCCGTCCGGCATGCTGGTGCCGTCGACCGACATTGACCAGAAGACGGTCGATCGCCTGTCGGCGACCTGGCACAACCTCGGACCCGGCCGGACGGCGATCCTCGGGTCGGCGATGAAATACGAACCCGTGTCGACGACCGCGTCTGACTCTCAGTTGGTCGAACAGGCCGGCTGGACAGCGAAGACGATCGCGGGCGCGTTCGGCGTGCCGATCAGTATGGTCGACAGTTCGCAACAACCGCCGTACGCGAACAGCGAAGCGTCTGCCCTGCAGTACCATTCGCAGTGTCTACAGACCCACCTGACCGCGATCGAAGACACCCTGGACGCCGGTCTGGATCTGCCCTGGCCGTACGGGACGGAATTCGACCTGGACGACCTGATCTGGATGGACACGGCGACGAAGACCCGCGCGGCCCACGACGCGATCAGTTCGGGCGCCATGTCGCCGAACGAAGCACGCCGCAAGTATTTCGGACTCGGACCCGTCCCAGGCGGCGACACGCCGTACCTGCAGGCCCAGTACTACAGCCTGGAAGCCCTCGCGAACCGCGACCTGGCTATGCCGGCCCAGGACGCGTCGACACCTGCGGTTGAACCAGAACCGGCGGCTGTCCCATGACGCTCGAGTTTTCGCGCGTCAGCCTGCCACCGCTCTGGACGGTCGCCGAACTGAAGGCGATCCATTTGCGAATCACCGACGCGGCCCACGATGCCGACGTCCAGCAGAAACTAGACGCGGCCCAGGAATACGTCTGCGCCTATCTGGGCGCGGGCGCCGATCCGACCTGGACGGCCGACACGGCGCCGAAGATGGTCAAGGCGACGATCGCGAACCTGACCGCATACCTTTACGAGAACCGCGGCGACATGCTGGCCATGAACTCTCAGGCCGACGCGTTTATCTGGCGCTTTATCGCCCAGTCGTTGTCGTTCTATCGCGACCCAGGTCTAGGCTAATGGCGATCGGCGCCTACCGTCACCTGGTCACGCTCACCCATCCCGCGGTCGCGATCGATCCACCGACCTGGTACTGCGCGATCAGTCCGTCGGGCGCGTCTGTGAATGACGGGCAAGCGGCGTACGTCGTCCGCGGTCGGTACCATGGCGGCGTCCAGCTGGACACCCAGATCCTTTTCGAAGGCCGGACGCTGCAGATCCAATCGGTCGCCGACACCGACGAACGGCACAACGAGATCACCTGTATGGCTGTGGAGACAGTCGCCCGTGGCCGTGTCCCTCAAACTTGACGGCGTCGACTGGTTGCGCGACCAGCTGAAACGGCTGCCGGCCGATCTGATGGATGAGGCCCAGGC